GGGGTCCAGGACCTATTCGGTCAGATGTACGTGGTAGACTTCGGGGAAAGCCTCGGCAAGTATATCACCCACTTCCGGCAGGAGTTTATGCATCAGACCCCGGGGAACGTGTATGAGTACTACCTGAACCGGGGGGCAGAGGAGATCATCTATAAGCGGGTACACGATAAGCTCCTGCGTATGGACTCCCGCGACCACCTTGATATGCCGGAGCTTATCAACAACTTCATCCCGGTAGAACTGCCCGCGCCCCTACGGAAGCAGTACAAGGAGCTAGAAGATCAATTCGTCACCAAGATGAACGACGAGAGCATCGCCGTATTCAACGCAGCGGCGGTAGGGGTGAAGCTCCGCCAGATGGCCAACGGGTTTATCTATACCGACATCGAGACAGACCGCAGGACTATCGACCTCCACGACGAGAAGATTGACGCCCTGGAGGAGTTGATCGAGGAAATGCAAGGCAGGCCTCTCCTGGTCGCTTACGAGTTCCAGGCCGACGCCGACCGGATACTCAAGCGGCTCCCGGGGGCCATCGACCTCGGCAAGGTCAAGAATCCCCAGGTGGTTATCGACCGCTTCAACGCCGGGCAGGTCCCCGTCCTGCTCGCCCATCCCGCTAGCGCGGGCCACGGCCTGAACCTCCAGGAGGCCTGTAACACGGTCTGCTGGTTCGGCATTACGTGGAACCTCGAACACTATCAGCAGCTTATCGCCCGGGTCTGGCGACAAGGCCAGACGGCCCCCCACGTAATGGTCCATCATATTGGTACTAAGGACACCAAGGACGAGGACGTGATGAAGGCCCTGGAGTTCAAAGACCGCACGCAAACCCGATTCAACGACGCCCTCAAGGCAAGGAGAGCATGGTGATGATACTCAAACTACACGGCTGTTCGGGGGCGGGTAAGACCACCGCCGTCCGAACGCTGATCGACAACGCCGCGACCATCGACTACATCCACGAGATCAACAATAGGAGGAAAATCATAGGCTACCGCCTAGACCTCCTTGACCTGAAGCTCCCGGTGTTCCTACTGGGGGGCTACGAGAACAACTGCGGCGGGGTCGATACGGTCGGCACCGCCCAGGAGGTCATGGATATGATCGACAAGTACCAGGGCGACGGTCACGTGGTACACGAGGGGCTGCTCCAAAGCACCTACTACGGGGCGATGGGGGAGCACTCCAAGAGGTACGCCCAGCGGTACATCTATGCCTTCCTGGATACCCCTCTCAACGTCTGCCTCGACCGCGTGGTGGCCCGCCGCGCTACCAACGAGAGCAAGAACAAATTCAACCCTGAACTGACGAGGAACAAATGGAACACGATCAAGCGACTCCAAAACCGGCTGACGAAGGAGGGGGAGCACAAGGTAGCCACTATCAACTACGAGAAGGATCAGTACCTCCAACTCATATCCCTCCTGGAACCGGCGTAACCCCTATGTCTAGCGTGGGCTACAACCGCATCGTCGGGGCCCAGCTAGAGGTCCAACGGATCATGTGGGAGGAGCTACACAAGGCTGGCTGGAACAAGGGCTGGCGCAAGAAGAACAACTTGACCTACTATATCAAGGTGTTCCCTATAGACGTAGTGGTTACCGCTACGACCCTGGAAGATGCCCTCAAATGGGAGTATGAACTATGACCGCAGTCGAAGGCATGATTGCCCTCTTTATCGCCGTGGGCGTACCTTGCGTTACAATCATCGTTGTAGCGTGGTTGTTCGTGAAGGGTATGAGCGACAAGGACAAGAAATGATGTACGAAGACGACCTGTACTACTGGATACGGGAGCGGGAAGCGATGCGTATTCGCCGGGAGGAGGAGGGAAAGCCCCCGCCGTGGACTACCGACCATATCATGAGAACGACCCGCTTCTGTAACATCCGCCGGGAGGACGACAAGGTGACCCGATGGATCAAGAAGAACTGGCGGGACCCCTACCGGCACCACGAGAACCTGGCCTTCTCTATGTGCCTCGCTCGGGTAATCAACTGGCCCCCTACCCTGGAGCACATTGGGTTTCCCCTCATGTGGAGCCACGACCAGTTCGTCCAACAGATCAACCACTTCTCTCTTATCTCCCCCAAGGTCTGGACCGGGGCTTATATGGTCACCGGGGGGTTCTCCAAGGGCGGGGAGACCAAGCAAGAGATTATGGCCCGGGTCCTGGATGACTGCTACTACCGGTGTAGGTCGATCAAGAAGGGGATGCTGCTATCCGAAGCCTGTAAGATCATCCACGAGGCTAAGGGGCTGGGCACTTTCCTATCGGCCCAGGTGATAGCGGACCTCAAGTACACCCCTCTCCTGGACTACGCTGACGACTGGTGGACCTTCTGCGCCCCGGGCCCCGGCTCGATGATGGGGCTGAACTTCCTACACGAGCGGGACCCCAGCAAGAATATCCATCCCCCCAAGTTTACAAAGGAGGTCAACGACATCAGGCTATTGATCGAGCGAAACACCGGCTACGCGCTAACCGCCCACGACACTCAAAACTGTCTCTGCGAGTTCAGCAAGTACGTCCGTATCAAGTACCATAAAGGCAGGGCGAAAGCCCAATATAAGGAACCGTCATGATTCACATCGTAACCCGGAACATCAATGGGATGTTCCCCGAAGCCCTCTGGAGACTGAACCTGGAGGGGGCCGAGTCAACTAGCCGTAACGGGCTGGTGATGAAGCTCCCCTTCCCAGCCATCCTGGAGTACTCCAACCCTATGGAGCGGGTCTTGTTCGAGCCCCGCCGGGACGCCAACCCGTTCTTCCACCTGTTCGAGGCTATCTGGATGATATCAGGTAGCAATGACCTGATGACTCCGGCCAAGTTCGTGCCCCGTATGCGGGAGTACAGCGACGACGGCACTACCCTCAACGGGGCCTATGGGTTCCGCTGGAGAGAGCATTTCGGGGTAGACCAGCTAGACGCCGTGATTAAGGAGCTCACCGAGCGGCCCGATTCGCGCCGCGCCGTTGTAGCCATGTGGGACCCCGCCCAGGACCTCCCGCTGATGGCGTCGGGCGGTAAGGACCTCCCTTGTAACACTACCATCTACTTCTCCCTGCGGGTCGGGGACCAACTGGATATGACGGTGTGTAACCGTAGCAATGACCTCGTATGGGGGGCCTGCGGAGCTAACGCCGTCCATATGTCGTTCCTCCAGGAGTACGTGGCCCGGGGTATCGGGGTTGACGTGGGCGTCTACTACCAGTTCACCAACGACCTCCACCTGTACCAGGACCACTTCAAGCTGCTCGACATCGGTGCCTTCTCCGGGGACGTACCCGACCCGTACAACCAGGGGGTAGTCCATCCCGTCCCCCTGTACGACGAGCCAGGAGAGCGCAAGGCGTTCGATGAGGACTGCCGCTACTGGCTGCAGAAGGACTACACCGTAGTGACCCCCTACTTCATCCAAGTAGTCATGCCCCTCCTCCGGGCCTGGGAGTCCTACAAGAAGGGCGACATCCTTTGGGCGATGCAGTACGCCCAAGATTGCGGGGCCCCCGACTGGCGCCGGGCCGCAATGGAATGGCTTAAGAGGCGCAAGCCCGCCCTCTAGGAGGCGCGATCCAAATTTTGTGGGGGGTAGTCCAGACCCCCCCGCGAAAAGCGCCCCCGGCTCGATTCGGTTTTGCTCCCGGGCCTCCCCCGGCCCGGGGCTAACCGGGTAAGATACTCCTTCCAAACTAGGATTTGAAATGGCCTTTAAGATTCTCTACAACGCGGGTACCGTTAGGCGGTACCATACTAACCCGGTCATTAAGGACCAGGACCTAGCCGCCCACTCGTGGGGGGTAGCGATGATCATCAGAGAGATCATGCCTGGGAACCTACACTTGATCGAGGCCGCGCTAACGCACGACCTGGCCGAGTCGGTAACGGGGGACATTCCCTATACCGGCAAGAAGAAGTACCCCAAGCTCAAGCAGACGAGCATAGAGGCCGAGCGGGAGTTTGCGATGGTGAACGGGACCCCCCTCCACCTGACCCCCGTAGAGCAACGGTGCCTATCCTGGGCCGATATGTTCGAGTGCTACCTGTTTGCTACCCGGGAGGTAGAAATGGGGAACAACTTGATGCGATACGTCGCAGACACCGCCAAGGAGGCCCTGGTTGAGATGGGGCCCCCGAACAAGGAAGCAGACAAACTATTCAGGAGCTATCATGGCTGAGCAAGGAGCACATTATAAGACGGCCCCCGGGGAGCAGCATCACGAGCGGGCGATCCGCTTGAAGATGAACTGGTACCAAGGGAACATCACGAAGTATGCCGAGAGGGCCCCCCACAAGGGCCAGCTGATCGAGGACCTTATCAAGGTCATAGACTATGCCTCCATGTGGCTAGCTACCTGCGAGGTGAACCCCGACCAGATGAACCGCCTCGACCACGTCATCCGTAAGATTGGGGCCAGGGACGGGTCAGAACCTACCGGTGCCTACACTAACCAAAAATAGTTCCCCCCGGTTCAAAAAATCGAGTAAGATACGGTACCGACTCGAAATTAACCAAAAACCTAAGGATCACATGAAAGTCTCTCTGCCTGCTAAGCACAACTCAACTACCGCCCGGTTCAGCCGGGTCTCCAAGGGGGTCGATTACGCCTACTCAGGCTACCGTCCCGCCCCCGTCACCGTCCGTCCCGCCCTAGGCGGATTTTTCATCCTTTGCCTCACGGTGGTGCTTTTCGCCATCGCGATCAAGTATTGAACCCCGGAGGGGGTCCAACCTGGCCCAGCAGTTTCTGGGATACACGTGTAATTTAGGAAATCTCATCATGAAGAAGACTCTCATCGCTCTGGCCCTGCTGGCCGCTACCTCCGCATTCGCTCTGGACATCGGGGTCGGCGTTGCCGGCGCCACCGGAACCTCCGCCACGAGCGGCGGTGCCCTGGCGGCTGGCCAGCAAAGCTCGGCGCTGATCGGCGTCAGCGGCGGTACCCAAACCGCCGCGAGCACCGGAGGTTCGCAGAACATCACCACGGTGAACTCGGAAGGCGGCAATACCCTGTCGCTCCACGAGGACACCGCTACCTCCAGCCAAGTCGGCGGCTCGTTGGGTCTGGCTCAGCAATCCGGCTTCTCCGGTGCCGGTTCGACCTCCAGCGCCTCGGGCAGCTTCGGCCTGCTCAAGGGCTTCGTCTTCGTCAACCCCTAAGCCGGGGGCCTGAAGGCACCTAGCCCCGCCGAGCTACAAGCCTGGCGGGGCTTTTTATTAACCCAATCGAGGAACCCATGAAACACACTCTCATCGTCCTAGCCCTGCTCGCCGCCTTCGGCGCCCAGGCACAGGAGTCCACTTCTACCTCTGGGAGCCAATCGGGCTCCGAGAGCACATCCGGGGCCGGGGCCGTCGCGGTTGGTAACACCAACGACGCCACCGCTCAGTCGCAATCCGGTTCCCAGTCGGGGGCCGTCGCCGGGTCTCAATCGGGGGCCCTCGGCAACGTGGTCGTGATCGACCAATCGGGCCCCACGACGCAGACGGTCAACGCCAACTCTACTTCCAACTACACCGGGAAGATCGAGAATGTGCAATCCGGTACGTCTACCAGCAACGTCAACTACCACCACTCCGGGTCGCAGACGGTCAAGAACGTGCCCGGCATCGCGATGTCCGGCCCCGCCTCCGGTCCCTGTACCGGCGCGTCGGGTGGACTGGGACTCGCTGGTCCAGGCTGGGGTCTGGGACTCAATGGGGCCAAGGTGGAACCCACCTGCGTGGTCCGCGAGAACGTCCGCGTGATCGGCATGGCGATGCAGTCTCTGGACGGCAACGCCTACCCCCAGGAGAAGGGTGAACTGATGCTCTTGATGATGGACGCGGTTCGGGGCCTCGGCGCCATGAACTCCGCTATCATCGGTGAACACATCGGAAAGGAAGCCAAGTGACCAAAGATGACCTGACATTTGGGGGTAGGGCCGTGGGCCTTACCTTCAATCCTGGGGGCAACCCCACGGTCAACGCTATCAAGGGGCAGTTTGCGGACGTCATCGACAACCTCAACGACCTGCGTACTGAAAGCACCGACCCGGATGAAAAGCGCATGCTCTCCATCGCCATCACCGAGGCCCAGACCGCCCAGATGTGGGCAGTCAAGGCCGTAACCTGGAACACCAAATGAAATACCTGGCCCTTGCGGGCCTCCTGGTCGCCTTCGGCGCCAACGCCGGGGGCTTCACGGATGAGCCTACCTGCTACTCGTGGAACGGGGGGCACAAGTCCGCCGGGTCCTTCACGAAGTGTAACCCCGAGCTTCAGGCGTGGGTTAAACCCCACGTACCGGCCCCGCCCCCTGTGGCGTACGCCGCCCCCGTACAGGCCCCACCGATCATGATGCCGGCTTGTATCCACCCACCGGCGACCCCGGTGCCGCTGAAGCCGAAGGCGAAGCCCAAGCATCGGCCTAAGCCAACCCACAAATGCTAGGAGAACGGTATGGGTACGAAAAAGAAACCCCCGAAACCGCCACCTAAGAAGTGACAAGAGGCCCCTCCGGGGGCCTTTTTTTACGTCACCAGGATCACCCGCTTCTTGGCGTGATGGGTATACCCCATCAACGTATCCCCGGCCTCCGTGACGTTCAGGGTAGCGAATGAGATAGGGTCGGCTACCGTAGCTGTAGAGACTACCGTGTCCGGGGCCTCTGTAACGGTTAACCCTGCGGTGGACCCTTCAAGTATTGACGCGGTGCTAGCTAGGGTATCCCCCGCCTCTTGTATAGATAGATTAGCCACCCCCGCCACCCGGACGATAGAGGAGATAGTGTCGTCAAACTCTTGCTTGCTTAGGTTCCCCGTAGCGGGAGAGGTTGCGGAAGAGGCTATAGAATCTGGCGCTTCGGTTCGCGCTAGGGTAGCCCCCGCGACTACCCGGGCCGTAGCAGACAACGCATCGGGAGATTCTGTCCTAGCCAGGGTCGCCCCAACCGTAGCCGTGGCCGTAGCAACTAGAGTATCGGGGGCCTCCGTCCTGAAGAAGTCCGCGATCGCAGCTGGTGACCCGGAGGCCGACGCTACCTGGTCAGGGGCCTCCTGTACCGTCAGGTTAGCCGTGATGGTCGGGAAGGGGAGCACCTGGGCGGTAGCCGCGATGGTATCCGGGGCCTCAGTAAGTGTGAGGGCCCCCGTAGCTACCGCCCCCGCCGTCGCAATTAAGGTATCCCCCGCCTCTGTTACCGACAGGCTAGCCGTGAGACCTGACGAGGCCGTGGACACTATCGTATCGGGGGCCTCGGTGCGGGTCAGGTTAGCCGTCATCCCCGACGAGGCGGTGGCCGCTATCGTATCGGGGGCCTCAGTTCTGGTGAGGGTCGCCCCTGCGGTACCCCCCGCCGTGGCAGCTATAGTGTCTGGGGCCTCCGTCCTAGTCAGGGTCGCCCCTGCCGTGGCCTTGGCCGTGGCCGAGATAGTATCGGGGGCCTCGGTGAGCGTCAGGGTAGCGGTGCTAGGACCCGTAGGGGCACCGCTAGCAGCGGTGTTTAACCCGTCAATCTGCGCCGTCTGTGTCTGCGCCCCTATAGCGGCATTACTTACCCAAAGCCTATAAACAACTTTGACGTTGTTTATGGCGGCATTGATGGGCAACGTATTGGTAGCAACGGAGTGCCTTACGACCCAATCGCCTTCGATGGGCGGGTTAGATGCGGTACTGGGGGCCGACTCAAAGTAAGTCGTTCCCGCAGTCTCCCGAATCCTCAGCCACCTATAGGTATCTTGTTCGTTGTAATAGTTAGTTGTTACACTCTTGAGGAATCCCCAAGCATTATTGGTGAACTTGACGATCGCAAGCTCGCTACTAGAGTAGATTGTCCAGTCAATTCTATTGTCGCCAGGCGTCTCAACGGTAAACGCTAACTCCCCACCCCCTACGTCAGCGGTCCACCGGGAGGGCCGAACAACCTTATAGTAAACTGAACTGTCTTTGAAGTCGAAATTCTCTACAGCAATAAGACTAGCATGGGTGGAGTTAACCGTGGACGTGACCGTAAACTCGCCAACCCCGTTTTGAAATACGACGCTACCGTTGAATACATTTGTAGTATCCCACTTGGCGGGGTTTGCTGGAGCCTCGAAATCCTCCTGTAGCGTGCTGAGCTTGGGGATGCTAACCGAGCTAGCGTCGGCGTCAAGGGCATCCGTATCCTCCGTCCTGGTCAAGGTAGCGTTGATGACCTGGAAGGGGACCACGGTAGCCGTGGCCGAGATAGTGTCCGGGGCCTCCGTCCGGGTCAAGGTAGCGAGGACGGGCGGGGTGACTACAGTAGCCGAGGCCGAGATTGTATCCGGGGCCTCTGTTACCGACAAGTTAGCGTTAGCAGCCGGGGCCGTGTAGGGCAGGATAACGTATGGGGACCGTACGTTTGAGTTATACGAGTTGACCCACATCGTGGGACCGTAGGAGGTAGCTGCCCCTTGCGAACCCGCAGCCCATACCTCCAGTACCAGTATGTCCCCATCTTGTAGCGTAACAGACGCCCCAGTGAATATCTGATCCAACTGGGGGTCGGCGTTTACCCGCAACTCCAACGCACTAGCGGCTGCGCTAGCATTGAAGACATACCCCACTACGGTATTGTTACTGGGCCTCCACACGTATAGAACGGGCCACCAGAACAAGTTGACGCTAGCGTTCGTCTCACCTATTGATAGCTCCCACCCCCAATCCTGTACAGGGATGGTCTGAGCCGCTAACGGACCCGTTGAATACCGACCATAGAATCCAGACTGGGGATTCGTATTGGCTAGAGTGGTGACTGTACGAGGCTGCTGGTTGGTGTCGTTAGGTGGGGTAGCCATTTCCCACACAAACTCACCAGCAGGTGCGCTAGCACTCTGGGCCAGCGGCAGGCTAGTAGCCTTGGTCCCCGCCGTGGGGGCGACCGTGGCCGTAGCCGTAGTGGGCCACAATACCGTCTCAGGCTTGAACAGGATGGTGTACGGGGAGACAATAGCCGATGCCTTGTCGGTTATCCTCCAGGTCTGGGTATAGTTACTAGCACCAGGAGTACCCGACATCCAGGCTTCGACTACAAGCAGGTCCCCCTCTTGGGTAGTGACCGACGCGCCTGTATAGTTGCGAGTAGCCGTACCAGGGGTAGCAGCTATCTCCGTACCCGGAGCCGCTGCCGCGTCAAAGATATAGCCAACTACAGTATTGTTACTGGGCCGCCATACATACATGACGGGCCAGATAAACGTGTTGGCTGAGTTGGACCCCTCCCCCACGATCATAGCCCAGTTCCAGCTTTGAGCCGGGATCGTCTGAGCTTGAAGAGGTAGGCTGGTGAACCTGCCGAAGTAGTACGACTGGTTAACGGAAGGTGTAGAAGAAACGGTGCGGTTAACTACGTTGCCTGATCCGCCCCACCAATTTCTTAGACACCCCTCTGTTGCGCTCCCCGCCGCAGCTGTATTAGTTGCCTTAGGCAGGTTGGTTGCTTTGTCGCCCGCAGTGGGGTGGACAAAGCATTGGTCTCCAACGCAGTAGAGGTTAGTGGCCACACGGCCCCGTTACGCGACTTGGTTGCCGGCGGTCAGAGTGAAGGTGTTGACCGTAACTACCTGCGACACCGCGATCACCGCGTTGTCGAAGTTCATATCAGCGCCCGAGGCCGCGCAGGTACCTTGAATCTCACCTGCCGCCCCAGCCGCAGCAGCGGATGGGACGATACGGAAGTAACCCACCGTACCCGCGCCGACCGCCGTGCCTGACCAGGTACCTAGCTTGGCCTTGGCGGTAGCCGGGGCCGCGCCGCCCCCAGCGGCCATCCAGTCCGAGGGCAGGGTCATTTCCACCAGCAGCGTGCCGGTAGAGGCCGCGCCCACAGCGGGGGCCGAGCCGGTGTATATCCGCAGCTTAGCGGATACGCCTATGGTGGATTCGATGGCGTCCAGCCGAGCGCTGTTTACGCCTACACTATATGCGAGGGTCATGTTAATCTCCTTGGTTAGAACTGAAGGCTCATGTCGAACTCAAGAACGACCCCGGAGGTGCCGTTTACCTTGAGCCAAACCCAGTTATTCACCGGGATATTCGGATTGTTGAAGGTAGTAATGGTGTTGTTAGCGGTAGATGTGGTGTTCGTATCCGCCGTGATCACCGGGGTACCCGCCGCGTTGCGGGCGGTAGCGTAGCGGAGGCTCCAGGTCACCCCCGGGGTAGTCCCCCGGACCACTACGTTGATCTGGGTGATAGTCAACGCCGCCTTGGCGAAGAACATACCCACCTCGTCGCCCGTTACGGGGAGTTGTAGCGAGAACGACTTGGGGCCCATAGGACCCGCCACGCCTGGGGGTCCCTGATTCGCCCCGCCGCTGGTGTCGTACCGCCCGCCTGTGTCCCAGGTACCGTCGATGGTCCCGGGGAAGTAGGTCAGGCCGCTATTCTCGGTATTGATGTACCCCCACTGGTACGCATAGAATCGCTTACCTGTAACCGTCTCCTTGTTGACCCAGGTAGTATTGTAGTTGTAGATATT